ATCAGAATCTTGGTCCAGCACGCGCCCAGCAGATTAAAATACAAAATTGCCTCGGTCTATAACCTAATAGTCCTATATAAAAATTTGAGGAGTTACATTTCCCATCCATTCGTTTTGATGTGCTCTCCCTATTATATTTAATTTATAATAGCCAGAAGTATTCTGTAACATATAACACTCTTCATCAGTTGCTTTAAATTTAATTAATGATATACCTTGTGGAGTAGTTATTTTTAAAGTATTATTTTTCTTAATATAAACTGTTACCATATCTGAAGTTACTTTTAAATGTTCAATACATATAAAAGGTTCATCTATGTCTTTCCCCCATAAATCCTACATATTAGCAATAGTAAGAATATCATTTGGATTTATATTGTTTCCTTGATAGATATAGTCTACATAATACATTGCCTAATTAGGCATATCTTTTAATAACTAATCAGTTTTTTCTATAAAGGCGGGAATGTTTTCCTACAATATACCTAGACCAAATGCACCAGGATGACCTACCTAATACATTGTTAAACCTGTTTCCGCGCATATACTTTTAAAATCATTTATTCCGACTTTATCACATCCTCTTGCGGAACCTTGATAAGATATAATTCCATTATCTATTACTTTTGTTAATAAACACGTAGGTCTTTGATATTTAGCCATAATTTTATTAGCAATTAAACCTGCAATATTCTTATCAACTTGGCCAGGTTCAAGTAAAAATAATAATACTTTATGGTCTAAAAGGTGTTGCTCCTATATCATTCTTTCTATTGTTTGTAATCCACTATCTTGTGCTTTTGTCTGCCTGTTTTTTACATTAATAACAACTCGCATAACTTGCTAAACAAGCTGTTCTTGCTAACCTAAGAAATGTCCTCTTTTTGTAGAAGGTAACATTTTAAATGCTTTGTATTTTAACATAGATTCAAACGTTAGTGTTTTTTCTTCTACTGTACCACTTCTACAGATAGCATTAATATACGGAGCCACATAAAAAGCCACACTCATATGATTAATTTTATTATTCATAGAAAAGGCATTTTTTTCAGATAAGTTTACAAAGAATGGGTTTTTAAGATTATGAAAACCTTTATTAATAAGATGTTTCGTTTCAATAGATAGCATAGACATCATATCCGCGCAATTGCCTAATGCCATTAAATCTGTATAATTATCAGCATTATTAATACCAAGTAATGAATCTAAATAACGACAAAATTGCCAAACTATACCTGCTCCGCTAAAATCTTTATTAGGATAATCTGATAGTTGATTATTTATAACAATAGCATCAGGATTTTCAATATCACAAATATGATGGTCTAAAATAATTGTATCAATACCATTTTGTTTTAAACGAGTACATTCATCTACATCATTTGAGCCTGCATCTGGTATAATAACAAGAGAATAGTATGAATACCAATTATCAGACAATAATTCATTTTCTTTTAATATCCAATCTATATGGTCATTTAATCCGTGCTGTTTACCCTCATGAACGCGATAATCTATTTTATTTTTTACCCAAACTGGGAATAAATCATATAAATAGTTAATCAAAATTGCAGAACTGGTAAAACCATCAGCGTCACTATCTACTATTATTAAACATCTATGATTATCTTGAATAGTTTTCATTAGAATTTTTGCGGCCGCTCGCAGTTTTAATACATCTAATTCTTTAAAAGAATTTATATCGTTATCGGTTGTATTAAGATAATGATATACTTCATTATAAGGAACTCCCCTATTAGTTAGAATTTGTTCTATTGTTGAATAACTCTGATTAATAGGATTTATTAATTGATATTTCATATTTTTTGTTACCTTTCTTTTATTATTTTCTCTTCTTTATATGATAACAAAAAAAATTTGAGTTGTCAAATTTATATGACAACTCAAACTGTAATTCTATTATTGAATAATTCTATAAAGACATCAGGTCCTTTATCAATGGGGCTATCTTTAAAATCTAATAGATGCTCCTTATCCCATAAAAAACTTATTTGTACTTTTGTACAATATTTTTTATTAATATTAATTAATTTTTTAGTCCATTTTTCCCAGGTATCATCACCGATTTCTTGATACTGTCTATCAAAACCGATTATGATTTCTTGCACTCCAAGAGATAAAAGTAAATCAATTTGATAGTTAATCAAATTACTTCCACATGCGGCGACTGTAATATCATTCTCGATACCGAAATAACTTTCATATAGGAGCGGACTTTTTTCACCTTCGAAAATAATAGCCTTTTTTATATTACGTATATTATTTTTACTAACGTTAATATTATATAAGTTAAAACCTAAAGGATGATTATACATTTTTCCGTGAATAATAGCAGGAATGTATTTACCTTTCGTTTCATTTTCTTTAAGGAGTGTCCGCTCCCTAATACCAATTAGTTCTCCATTAATATTATAATGGGGAATAAGTATTCCTTGAGTTATAGGATTATAACGTATGTTATGATATTTAATGACCTCTTGTGTAATGCCTTCTTTTATCCAAGGTAGTATTATAGGCTGTGGAAAATTTTTTAAAAAATTGCATTGAAAAGTGTTCAGAGAGACAATTTGATTGCTTGATTTTTTATGTTTTTTTGCTTCTAATTTTGAGAAAATTTGCCAATCCTGAAGTTCTGAATGTTTCTCTGAAAAAATTTCATTTGGCGGCTCAATATTAAAAAAGACTGCAACATAATGAACAGCATCAGGTAAATCCCATGGTCGAGAAACTTTTTTGCCTTCTTTAGACCAATAAACTATTTGTTCCTGTGCTGTGGCTTTTATTTTTAATGTTAATTCAAAAATATCAAATGTATCATTACATTGTGTAAAACATTTAAATAATTTTGTATTATCATAATAATATAATTTAAAAGAACCGTGACCAGGCGGATTATGACAAATTGTACGTGATATAATTACATCGTGATGAATTTGTGGTTCCCCGCCCATATCAGTAAGGAATTCATATATTTGGTCAATCGTCAAATTATTCTTTATATCTTCGAGATATTTTTTACGTTCTATATCATTCATCTTTTTATATAATTTTTATGTAAAATTTTTCGAGTTAAATGATAAGCGTCTATTAAATAGTTATTTGTTTGAGTTTCACTATTTTTATCTACTATACTTCCTCTACAATGAGGGGTTAATAATTTAGATAATCCTAGCAAAATTATTTCTTGATTTTCTAAAATTCTATATTCAATATCCGTTATATCTTTCTTTTCTTTTACGTCGTTCATTTTCTTTTGCCTTTATTTCTTTTAATTTTTTACAGCCTTTACCGCTACAATTGTTTCTATTTTTGCAATTCCAACAATTGTCAGAGTCCCACCAATACCAATGAGGAGGATAAGGTTTAGGTTTACGAAATTTTTTCTTCATCTTCTAATTAAAACGCACCTTTTTCTGGAATGACATTAACTTTAAAATCTTCCATTTCAATTAATTCATAAACATATGATGTAGCAAAAATAGGATTAATTCTACATGTGCCTAAATCCGCTTTACACCATAATAGAATATGATTATATTTACCTCGTCTATTTTTATATATAGACATTTTAAGATTAGGAATTTCCATACCCTTTTCAGAACAAAGTTTATTTATAACTTCTTTATCTGCTTCCGTTAAATTAAGTAAGATACTGCCTGCATCAATTTTATCAGCAATGGATTTTGCACCACGAAGAAGGTTTTGGTCAAAAATTGTAACGCTAGTATAATCACCATTTAATTGTGTACTTGACATAATGAAAATATTATTTTCAACAGCAAGGTCTTTAAGTCTAACGCTAATCATAAAAAGAACATTATCTTCTCTTAAACCTTTTACGGACGCGCGAGATGCTACTTCATGAAGAATTTTCATGCTACTATGAATATAATCTAAAAAGAAATAACTAACGTTATAGCTTCTAATAGAAGTTTTAACTACATTCTCAATATCCTTTAAAGAGAAATCATGGAGTTCTTTTAAGTATAAAGGACTCTTTTCAATTAAATCAATAGCATGAAGAACTCTTTCTTCTTCGTCTCCAACATATTTATATGTCAGAATGTGCTCTTCATTTACGCCAGATAGGAAAGCCCACATCATAGTTTGAACTTCATCAAATTCTTGTTCCGTCATAACATACATAGTTGGTTGTGCGGGACCTGTACTTACCCATTGCTTCTTTTCTAAATCATAAATTTCATCACAACCAATATAACAAGCATCTGCGGCCATTGCTCTGGATTTACCTACGTTAGTTGCTGCTGAACGTAGATAAAATTTACCAAGACGAGCACCACGGAACACGGTATTGATAAGTCTTCCATATAGAGGATAACCAATATCAGGATTGTTTTTTAATTGTTCAAATAACTGGCGGCCACCTTTACCGGCTTGAATTATACCGTCCGCCGCTCCGCCAGAATGTTTTTGTTTAATATTATCAATTCTTTCATCAATTA